AATACCAACAGGATGGACAGATAAAGCACCAGTAACAACAACCTACACAATTAAAACACCAGTAAATACACTCTGGATAGACAAAGGATAATAAGATGGCTCAAAGTTCAATAGCAGAATGTAACGCAGCACTAGATGCTCGTAACGCAAAATTAAACACAGGCACTGTTGAAATACGCTCAGGTGCAGCAGCAGATATTGATTCGGCTCCAACGGGTACTGTATTAGTAACATTTACTTTACCAGGCACAGCTTTTGGATCAGCATCAGCAAGAGCGGCCACAATGAACGCAGTTACAGCGGTTACAGCAACAGTAGCTAATGCAGGCTCACAAGTTCACTATGTAGCCAAAGAGTCAGGCAGCGCAGTATCAAGAGTAGGCTCAGCAGGTACAGGTGGTACAGATATGATTTTAAATACTCTTACATGGGGTATCGGTGATGATGTATCAGTAACTAGTTGGACAACTTCACAACCTAAATAAACCGTCAAATAATTGACAGTGAATAACCGTGAGGACTCACAAAATGAAAAGCGGCACAAGCAAAAGTAACACACAAAGGGCCATCAATAGAGAAGAACTAAGATTGTATTTATCTGAAAGGGGTAAGTTATCTTATATATTTGATAACCTAGAGAAACTAGAGGACTTGACTATTGATATGGATAGCCAAACAATCGCTAGATTAAACTCAGCTAATTCCGCTAGATTATCCCTCCTTAAAAAATACCTTCCTGATGAAAAATCAGTAGAGATTAAAAACGCTGATGGCGAAACATTTAAGACTGATGGCAAATGGACAGTAGAGTTTATAAATGCCACTCCTCAAGATTAATAAAAAGCTTGAGCCATTCATAACAAAGAAAAAGCAACTAAAGATAGCAATAGGCGGTAGGGGTTCAGGCAAGTCTATTGGCATTGGTGACGCTTTAACTTTTAAGATGGCAACAGAGAAAGCAGATATATATTGTTTGCGTGAATTCCAAGATTCTATCTCTGATTCAGTTCATAGGGTATTTGAGGGATCAATTAATGATAGGTTAATGCTAAAAGGCTGGAACGTACAAGAGAAAAGAATTATATCACCAGAGGGTGCGGTAACATCTTACAAAGGCGCATCAAGAAACCCTAACTCTATTCAGTCGGCTCAAGGTTATAAATATTCATGGTTTGAAGAGGCTCAGACAATGAGTCAAGCATCCATTGATAAACTGTTACCTACGATATTAAGAAACCCTGGTGCTGAGTGTTGGTTTAGCGCTAACCCTCAATCAAGTGCCGATCCATTTAGCCAGCGATTTATAGTTCCATACCTTAGAGAGTTAGAAAGGCATGGCTATTATGAAGATGATTTACATCTAATTATCGTTGTTAACTGGCGTGATAACCCGTGGTGGAATGATGAACAAGAAAACTTAAGGCAATGGGATTACGCCAACCTATCTAGAGCTAAGTACGATTGGATATGGGAAGGTAAATTTAACGATGAGGTTGAAGATTCAATTATTAAGGCTGAATGGTTCGATGCCTGCGTTGATGCTCATAAGGTAGATAAGTTAAAAGAAGTATTTAAACCTTTAGGTGCAAGGATAGCGGCACATGACCCAAGTGATACCGGTAATGATAACAAAGGTTATGCAATGCGACATGGTTCTATTGTTCAACATATCTATGAAAAGAATTCAGGCGAAATAGATGTAGGTTGTGTTACTGGTGCTTTATCTGTCCATCCTGTTGGTATTCTAACAAATGAACTATCGACAAAACTAGCTAGTACCTCTGTAACTTCAATTGTTATATCTTTTGCTATTGTAACATTAGAGCCGTCTAAAAACGAATTAAGAACTTCGGTTACGATTACTTCTACATTTGCTGATATATTTACAACTGACGAATCACCAAAAGGGCTTAGTATTTCAGTTACGCTAACGGCGATATTTCCCGCTTCAACTATTGCCACTATAGAGCTGTCAGAGAATGAATTTAACACCTCTGTAATTGATGCTTCTACTGATACGGCGGCAACCACATTTAATATTGACGAGTCAGAAAATGAATTAAGTGTTTCGGTTACTGCTGCGGTTATTGATACTTGAGGTGTTATTGTTACAGTTGATGAATCAGCAAAAGAATTTAAAGTCTCAGTTACTGTTATAGATATACCGCCGCCACCACCTTGTATAAACGCGCCTATTGTATTTGTGTCTAGGTCGCTACCTGATGATATTTTATAATTTCCGCTTGATACTGGGTCTGAATTGACAAAGTTAGCCGATACCACAAGATTTGTTAGGTTATCCGCTGTTGTGTCTGATGATGCGTTATTTGATTGAGCAACGCCACCACCAAAACAATCGCCTGTGCTGATATTTATTATAACGCTGTCATTAACTGAGCCATCAATATTGTTGGCTGATGTATCTGTGAATATAGTTGTATTGTTTAATGTGCTGTTTACATCTGAGCCACCAAGAAACAATCTATCCGCGACATCTGCCACACAATTATTTAGTGTGATATCCCCGTTTACACCCATACTAGCAATAGCATCATTACCACTTAAGTAACAATCAGTTAAAATAAAGCCACTGCCTGCGGTAGTTCTTAAATCTAAAAGCCATGAATTACTCTGGCTAACAATCGCAACACCGACAAATTCTAAAACCTGACCCGATGTACTTCTTGTAAGTTGTTGTGATCCTGTATAAGTAATTGTTGGTGGGTTGTTGTTTAAATCACCGTCAAAGTCATTTGAAAACGCTTCGATTCTGCCATTATTAATCCATGTACCAGAAAAATCTAACCGTCCAGATCTTGTTATATTTCCGTCAAGCCTTGCAATAGTTATAGAGCCGTAGTCGCTAGACTGCTCTGCCGCCTCCCATGCTATATCGCTAGTGTAATCTTCTGAGCCATCGGCTTTTATTATGGCATTTTGTGGCATTACGCGCCCCTATCAATGATAAGAGATTCTAGGATAGCTTTGTTTATTGTGACCTCTGCGAACTCTAGTAATTGAGGGTAAAAAGGACTTTCTTCTGTTTGCTGCTGTAGATAATAACGTCTTTCATCGTTTGAATTATCTTCCAATAGATAGATATAATCTTCTGAATCTGCATCGACCACGTTTACTATTACAAATTGACGAGGCCAATCTTCTGTATTTAATCCTGCATTGATAAATTGAGTTTTGCTTTCGTACTTTCCGAATACATGATCATCACCACAAACAGAAATAACATCACCAGTAGAGTAATTATTAGCTATATTTTTAACTAAAAGCCTAAAAGCCATTATATACCCTTATTTAACCTAGTTTATTTAGAATTGAATTGATGCCAGATTTAAACTCGTTCTTTAATTCTGCATTTTGCTTGTTTGTATCTTGAATGTGAGTGTCTAGCTTTTCGATATGAACGTCTAGTTTTTCGGCGACAACTAGCAAGCCTCTTTTGTTTTCATCGGCTAATGTTAATTTTTTCTGATTTAACCAATAGAAGATAATACCGACAACACCGAATACAAAAGATAGGATAACGCCAACACCAGGAGCATATTCATTTATAAATACAAACCATCCAAAGTAACTACTAGCGCCCGAACCTACGGCTAATGTCGTTGCTCCATCCGCTAAAACTTTCAAGCTTTCTTGTTTCACGTTCTGCCCTTAATCTTTTTTTGTGTAGATAAACTCTTATGCAAACGGTAACTATGAAAAATAAACCTAAATAACACGCACTGTAAAAATCTAAATGCGTTATCAAGTCCTTTAGCCATTCCATCGCGTGACACCCATAGTTGTAATAAAGCTGACATTATTATTAACTCATCATAGTATTCGTAAAACAGGAATGACACGCCTTCCAAAAAAGATGAATCGGTTATTAAGTGTAATGATATCATAGAATGACACACCACGGCAAAAACTAGAATCAATGCGTGTTTCCATGCTGTTTTGTCTATCGCCATGATCATAGTCATTATTAACGCTAGTGCTCCATCGTGTTTTATTAGCATTTCTTTTGATTCTAGATAAGTCATTCCATCAACAAGCCCTAGAAAATCAACAGTAACAATATTCACCAAAGAACCTAAAAATAAAATAGCCGCGGCTGGGTGTTTCTTGCCACATGTTACTGTGATAAGTAAAAACCAAACTGCGACTATGTAATATACATCTACTGTTAGCATTTTAATTTACTTTTTTTTCTTTGGTTTAGGTGGTGGTTTAGGTTTGTTATCGCCAGCCATGTTAAATACTCATTAGTTAATCGGTACATCAATTATACCACAACTTCAATATGAGGATAATCCCAACCATGAAACGATTGACTACCAAATTCACCACCCCATTTAATTTTGATTGATATCTTACCCTCTTTTAATAATCGCTTAGCTGTTGCCATGATAACGCCAGCGATGATTGAAAGGTGAACTTTATCCCATGAAGCTTTTCTATTAATGTAAGCGTAGAAGTCTAAAGCATTACCTGTTTGATGATTGCTAATAGTTAGAAAGCCATCACATTTAGATTTATTATCTAAAAATAACTTTTCTTGAACTTGAGCTGTTCGTAAACCTCCCGTACTTGGCACTCCAAAATCAATAGGGCTGTTTTTAATTGCCTCCGTGAATATGATTATTAAATCAGGATGTACGCCTTTCATGTTCTTTGTGCTTGATACGCTAAAGTTAAAACACATTTTATTTACCTTAAGGTTATTGATGTTAGTTACAAACATTGTTTTAAACATATTTATTTTAATAAACCAGTAAGCTCTACTAATGGAATCTTACCATCTTTAATTGCTGTTAAAATATCTCTAGCATCATTCACAGTTAATGATTGGTACCCATGAAACATTAACCCAAAAATTGCATCCTCATAAGCCTCGTTATATTTAATTATTTCTTCTGTATCACTCATCTTCACATCTCCAATAAATTAATATAATAAAAATAAGACGGCAACACACTTAGAGCTATTATTGATCTTGTAGCTATCCATATTAGGAATAGGTTAAAGCCTTGACTGTCTAAGATGTTGCCGAACATGTTATTTGCTCCTATCGCTGCTGTTGAAAGCCGCCTTGATTAGGTGGTTGCTGATTAAAACTACTTTGATTGCCTTGTTGTTGTGGTGCTTGTTGGAATCCGCCCTGTTGTTGTGGCGCTTGCTGGTTATTATCTTCTTTAGAGAATACATTACCTTTAGTTGATCCAGTTGGCCCCCATAATTCAAATGATTTACTACCATCATCCCATGTAATTAATTCGCCAATAGTTTTCCAGACTTTCTTTTGTTGTCCTTGGTTGTCGGTATATTCGCGGATTGAAATTGTCATGTTTTCTTTTAGTTGTACGTTTGCCATTACTTGTTTACTCCTAGTTATTGATCTAAGCCGCGAGACTCTTTAATTAAACGCATTCTTTTGTTGTGCTTTTTCAGGTCAAACTTTGCACCAGTTAAAATACCTAATGCTTTTGGTGATTTACCGTTTTTATTTTTCATTTCTATATATTTCATCTTGTTTACTCCGTTATGTTAATAGTTATCGTATCTGCTTTCTAAAATAATATATTTACTCTCATCGACTAGCTTTTTAAATTCAGCTACTCGGTCATCAATCATTTTAAATTCTTCAGTTAAATCTTCTTTTCGTATTCTGTGGATAAATATTTGCTTACCCTCTGGATATGTTGAGCAGTAACTAATGAAGTCTAGCCAATCTCTACCGGTAAACTTTAAATTGCCGACACATTGCCAGCGATAAGCAGGATCAACCTTTTGTCTTTTGATGTTGATAAAGTGAACATTTGAAATTACTGATTTAATTTCTATCACACCATTATCATTTACGAGTCCATCTGGCGAACATCCTACAAATTCAGACTCAAAGAAGCCGCCGTTAGTTACATCACAAAAGGTTTGATTCTCATAAATCATTCTGGCTATTGGCTCTTGTTCGTGTCCTCTTTCCATGTGAGCGTTAGAGTAGTCGCTAGATATTGGCACACCTGTAACCTGTTCATTAGCTATATTGTAAGCATATTTCTTGGCAGGCTCTCCAAATGACTTACCAAAGTTAGCCATGATTTTACCAAGGTTTGAGCTTGTTAGCTTTCCACCCCGTAACGCAAACCAAGCGTCCGAGTTTTGACTAACATCGATAAACTTAAATGCTTCCATTTGCAACACCATCAGCAATAAACTGCATATCATCTTGGTTCATATCAGCCTTGCTTAATACTGCGTCAAAGTTTCCATCACGCTTATATGCTGCAATAGCGTTATTCCACATTGGGGTATTTCTTGCTATTAACTGTCTAGCCTTAATTTTATTAGGACTAATACGAACACCGCCTGTTATTTGCCCCTTCATTGATACGTTAGCATCAATATAAAGCTGAACAGGTACATTGTTCCAGTTCTCAACAAAAACACTACCAACGAGCTTGGAGACTGTTTTAGAATTACCGGCGTTTAATACTAACGGCTTAGATCAATAACTAGGAGTAAACAAGTAATGGCAAACGTACAACTAAAAGAAAACATGACAATT